GTTCGTCATGCAAGACCGCCAGAACGCCATCACCGCTAAGGATCAGGCCGAAGCCCTGCAGGTGGCGCTGTTCTCCGGTCAGAAGACCCTCAACGACGTACAGGGCGAACTGGGCCAGGCGCTCTACGACATGCCCGAAGCCGACGAGCCCTTCATCGTCGCCGGCAACGCCATCCAGTTCCTCAAGGGCCTGCTCACCACCGACAGCACCGGCGAAACCGTTGGACAGATTGGACAGCCAAATGTCACTGCAGAAAGCGGCGAAGGTCAAACTAGCCAAGACGCGCAAGACACGAATCAAGAAGGCGCGAACCAAAGCGGGCCGGCGCAAACTGACCTAAAGGCGCAGGAAGCCAAAGCCTTCGCCAAGTTTGCCCAGAAGCCTCGCGCCCGTGCCTTCGAGTTCAAGCACCACACGCCCGAAGAGGCTGAGCTCCTGAAAGCGCAGATAAGCGATACCCCAAAAGGTTTGACTACTAAGGCCGCTAAGGAAGACCTGCCGAACTACCCTGCCATAAAGCGACTGGCTGAGAAGCACCGCAAGGCGCTGACTGCCGCCCTCGCTGGCGCAGTCTCCGGCGTATCGGCTGCCATCGACCAAGCCCTGCGCAACGTGCCCCAAGACGCAAGCCCCGAGCTCGTCCAAGCGGCAGTGCAGGGAGCAGTCCTAGCGAACGTCAAGGTCGCCCCAACCGAGCCCGAGCAAGTCCTACGCCTCATCTACCAGGGCGCAGTCTCGCAGGGCTCAGAGGCCGCTAGTGCCGACGTCGGCGCTGAGGCAGTGCTCGGGCCTCGTGTCCAGCAGATGCTCAACCAAGTCGGCATCCGCATCAAGGGCATAAACGACACCACGCTCGCACGGATCCAGACGGCTCTGCGCAACGGTATCGCGAATAACCTGAGCGCCCACGACATCGGCACGGTCATCGGGCAGATAGTGGACAACCCGACGCGCGGAGACATTATCGCCTCAACCGAAGCGAACCGCGCCTACAACGTCGCCGCCCTCGACACCTACCAAGCAAGCGGCGCGACGGGCTGGAACTGGGTCGCCTACGACACCGCCTGCCCCGAGTGCCTCGACCTAGAGAGCGCCAACCCTCACTCGTTTGACGAGGAACTAACACCCCCAGACCACCCGAACTGTATGTGTACGGTTGAAGCGGTCGCGGATTAACGGAGAAACATGACCGACACCATCAAGTCCATCTACCTCGGCAACCTGACCGCCAAGCGTGGCCCCGACGGGTTCATGTATGTCAAGGGGCTGGCATCTGACGACACCCTCGACCTCGACCAGCAAATCTGCGACCCCGAGTGGCTCAAGTCTGCGTTGCCAGACTGGTTCGCATTGGGCAACATTCGAGAGATGCACCAGAGCAAGGCCATCGGTAAGGCTACCGAAATGGAACAGACGGGCTCTGGCTTCGTTGTCACGGCTAAAATCGTGGACGAGCAAGCCGCCAAGATGGTCGAAGAAGGCATCTACACGGGCTTTTCCATCGGCATCAAAAACGCACGAGTTATCAAGGACAACAAAGCGCCTGGCGGAAGAATCTGCTCGGGGTCTGTCGTCGAACTCAGCCTGGTGGACAGACCAGCCAACCCGTCGTGCAGTATCGAAATCGCCAAGTCAGTAGACGGCGTACTAGTGAAAGGGTCAGCCGTGACCGAGATTGAAAAGGCTGAAAGCCCAGCGCTGAACGCCGAAGCCGTAATGACCGAAGAGCCTGGCGTTCGTACCGAGGTTCTCAACCGCGACGAGCCCTTCGTCTGCAGCGCCTGCTCCGGCACTGGCAAGAAGACCAACGTCGAGGGCAACACCCAAGAGACCGACTGCGACGTGTGCGGTGGTACTGGACACCAGCCCGAAGGCCGCTCCGAGTTCGCTGAGCCCGAGCGCGTCTCGACCCCCGTGGCGCTCGACAACCGCGACATGAAGGACGCAGAGCCCGACCTCGCCAAGAAGGACTACAGCGACGCAGAACGCGCTGACATGGCTGAGGCTGGTCAGGCACTCCCTGGCGGCGGCTTCCCCATCAAGAGCGTAAAAGACTTGCGCAACGCCATCCAGAGCATCGGACGCGCCAAAGACCCAGCCCAGGCGAAGGCCCACATCAAGACCCGTGCGAAGGCGCTGGGCCGTGAGGACTTGATTCCTGACAACTGGAAGGGCGCAGACGCTGAGTTGGTCAAGGCCGACGACATGAAGCACGACGCGGCTGACCTCGCAGCAATCCGCAACGGCCTCATCGCCACCATCAAGGCTGAACTCGACGAGATGGTCGCAGGCGACGAGAACGAAATCTGCGACGTGCGCGAACTGCTCACGACCCTCGAACTATTTCTCTGCTGGTGGACTGACGAAGCCTCAGAGAACGAAACCGAAGCCCCATTCACCGGATGGGATGAAGAGAAAGAAGGCGACACGATGGCCTACATCGGTCTCGGCGTATCAGCCGACCTCATCAAGAACGCAAGCGCAGAAACGGCGACCCCCGAGGTCAAGGACGAACTGCGCTCCGAAATCGTCAAGGCGCTGGGCCTTGAAGAAGTCATGACGGCTAAGGCTGAATTGAGCAAGGCGACAGAGGAGATTGAACTCCTAAAGGCCGCGCTCGACGAAGTGAAGTCAATGGCTGCACCTGGGGGGCCGGCACTCCGCGCCACCCGTGAACAGACCAGCAAGTCAGCCGCAGTGTTGGCCCGTGAGGTAGAAGCGCAGCGCTACCGCGCCCTCGCCGCACAGATCACCGACCCTGCACTCCGCAACCAGTACCTCGACACCGCTCGGGCCCTGGAAGCGAACTAACCAACCACTAACAAAGGAAACAGCATGGCACTCGCCGCTCCTTCCCTTGACCAGATGTTCGACGGCCTTTCGCCGGACGAGCAGGTCAAGCGCTTTGAGGCTTACAAGTCAGCCCTTAGCACCGTCCACGCGAACACCCTCGCCGCTCACAAGCGCGGAGAGATTACGTTCTCACCCACTACCGGCATCACCAAGACTGCCTCGGCTGCATCGCGCATCGCTGAGCTGCAGGGCGAAATCACGAAGGCTGTCTCGGGCGACCAGTTGGCTGCTGTGCAGTCCTCGCTCGACGGTCTCGCCGACTTGCAGAAGGACTTGACCCTCACCAGCCCGTTGAACAACACGGTCTCTGGTGTCTCGGGCCTCGTACCGTACAACCTCGACCCCGTCCTGTCGTTGCTCATCCCGAAGGAACTGTACCTTCGCAACAGCATCGCTCGCATCAAGGCTCAGGGCCAGGCGCTTGAGTTCCGTCGCATCACTGGTGTCTCGAACGCCGGTGTCGGTGGTGTCGCCAACCTGTCCTCGTTCTTCTCCTCGACCTCGGCTAGCACCTCCTTCGGTGGTGTCTCGCTGAACCGTCCGTCGAAGATCACCTACGCCGCTGACAAGATTGTCAAGTCGTTCGTGGAACAGGGCCTCTCGGACAGCGTCAGCCTCCAGGCCGAGTTCGCCGGTCAGGGCTACACCGACCTCCGTCAGTTGTCTCACACCGCCCTCATCTGGTCGCACTTCCTCGCCGAAGAGCGCAACATGATGAACGCCGTCTCGACCGCTCTGTCGACCTCGGGCTTGACCTTCACCGCCGCTAACGACACGACCGGCACGGGCCTCCCTGCCACCTCGTCGTCGGCTGTGTACGTCACGCTCTCCTCGGCTTACGGTGAGACTGCTGGCGTGTCTGCCGGTACGGTGACGAACGCAACTGCTGGTCAGGGTGTCAAGGTGACCTACACCGGAACCATCCCCTACAGCGCTGTTGCTGTGAACATCTACGTCGTTGTCTCGGGTACGACCTACAAGGCCACCACGCCTTCGCTGGCCTCGGGCACTACGGCGCTGAGCTTCGCCGCTATCACCGGCACGTACCCCTCCACTGACGGCTCGTACAACACGTACGCCGCTGGTGCGAACTCGGGCACGGGCTACGACGGCTTCATCAGCACGTTGGCGCAGTCGGGTGGCTACCAGTACCAGTTCAACAACACCATCGCTTCGCAGTCGGAGCCTGCTGGTTTTATCCAGGACGCTCTCGTGAGCCTCTACAACTCCACGATGGCTGACCCTGAGGTCATCTTCGTCAGCGCTGCCGTTCGCCGCGCTCTGTCGAAGGCGCTTCAGAGCCAGCAGTCGAGCACCTCGTACCGCTTCAACTACCAGACTGGTAGCGACGGCGTGGCGATCGGTGCAATGGTGACGGGTGTTGCCAACGAAGCCACCGGCACGATGCTCGACCTCGTGACGCACCGCTTCATCCCTGCCGGCACGATGGTCATCCACCAGAAGCAGTTGCCGTTCCCCGACTCCGGCGTGAGCCAGACCGTCGAGGCGCACAATGTCGTGGACGCGATGCTGATCGAGTGGCCGCAATTGGGTTTTACCTATGACATTTCGTCGTACACCTTCGGTACGTTGGCCTTCCGCGCTCCGGCGTGGTCGGGCATCATCACCGGCATCACCGGCTGATAAAGCCAGCAGTCGCTAGGCATCGAGACAGGCTGTTCGCCGTCGTTGTCTAGCCCCCGAGGGTTGAGCAGGGCTAGGGTTTCACTCCCCTTCCCCTAGCCCTGCTCCCCTCCCAGTCGCAAAGGAGAGAGATGCGCCTCGTTGGATCCGACAACGCGCTCAAAGAAGTCACCGTCAACGAAGGCGCGGTAATCCCTCGCCAGAAGGACGGCACGTTTCATGTGGACGGGCAGACCGCTCGCGCCCTAGTCAAGTCCGGCGACTTCGCTATTGCCGGCACGAACTTCCGCAACGCCCGAGGCTTCCGCTGCCTCGACTGCGGCTTTAACTCGCTCTACCGTGACCACTGCGGCAAGTGCGACGGCTCAAACTTAGAAGAGGCTTAAATGGTCGTTGCACCGTTCTTTCAGACTGAGGGCATCGTTGAGCCGTACGTCTCGCTCAACGAGGTCAAGTTCAGCCCCACCGCCTCGGCTATTGACTTCTCCAACCTCATCGAGAACGCAAGCCAAGTAGCTCAAGACCGCGCCCTCTCCGACCTCATCAAGCGAGCATCGAGCAAGGCCGACATCTTCTGCTACGGCCCCCTCGGAACGCTCAACGCCACCTCGAACACGGAGAACGGCTGGTATCGCCCAAACCGTGACGGCAACATCACCTTCACGCCCTCCTACACCCCCGTCCTCGAAGTGACCGACATCCAAGTCGGCTGGGGCCCAGGCGATGGCCTGCAGGAAATCACCATCTCATCGAGCAACGTCGCCATCGACCGCTACCAGTTCATCCTCACCGCCCCTACAACGCTGGGCCTCTACTTCGGCTCGCTCGGCATCGCTGGCGCTCGCTGGGGGTATCAGTCAAATATGTGGTGCCAATACACCTACATCAACGGCTGGTTCAACACCTTCACCACCGCCACCTCCGCAGCAGGCGCTACCACCCTGCACGTCACGGACACGCTGGGCCTCTACCCTGGCATGACCTTCACCATCTGGGATGGCATGAACGACGAGGTAGTCACGGTCGCCTCAGTCACCGCAACGACCATCACCCTCGCCAGCCCGACGCAGTACCCCCACGGATCCGGCGTGAACGTCTCCACAATGCCTGCCGCTATCAAGCAGGCGGTCATCCACTTCATCGTGGCGATGGTCAAGGAGCGCGGTCAGGGCGGTCTGGTCATCAACGACATCGGCGAGCCCTCGGCTATCTCGGCCCGTAGCGAGACCTCCTATGAGGACGAGCTGCGCGGAGAGGTGTTGCTTGAGCCCTTCAAGGTCATCAGTGGTCGCCAATGAGCCGCGAGACAGTACGCACCCAGTTCGTCAACTACCTCAACGCCGCAGGCATCACCAACCTCGGAAGCGTCAAGACCTTCCCTGCCAAGTTCACGCCTGAGGGCGAGTTCTACGCCAACGAAGACCCAGGGCATCAGTCCGGCGCTATCGTCTACCCCTACATCGAGAGCCAGCGCGAGAAGCGCATCGAGCTCACGGGCGCTACGGGTGGCGGCAAGGAAATCACCTACGAGGTCGTGTTCACCTGCATCTTCCGCTCGACCAAGCGCAAGACCGAGGACGCTGGCGCAGACGCTGAGGCCTTCATCGACAGTTTCACCAACGCCATCCGCGCCTCGAAGAACTGCGGCGGCAACGGGCCCATCTTCCAGTGGGGCGAAGGCTCCACAAGCGGCGGAGATGACATCGACGTAGTCGTCTACTACCCCAAGCAAATCAACGGATCCGCACAGGTGACGCAGGTGGTATCCACCGTGCGCGTGTCGGTCATCGAAATCACCGCCTCGAACTCGTACATCTCGTAAGGAGCCCCATGTTCACCTTCACTGACAGCCA